GATATTCTTAATCTTTTCTCTTAAAGCTTTGAGATTAGCCATGTGTCCTCCGTCTTATCATTATATATAGTTGTGATTTTGTTTTTACCAAACAAAAACCCTCCTCCCCTTTTTTAGGAGAGGAGGGCATGACTGTTAGTCAGCGGTTACTTATCAGAAAGCGCCGCGGACGTAAACAGTGAATGTTCCGGGAGCAGCAGCTGTTTCAAGTGCTATAGCGACCTGAGGATCGGTAGCAGCTGCGATGGTGTCGAGGGAACCTGCAGTAGCAGTGTGGGTAAGGACGTCGCCCTGGGTGCATGCAAGAAGATTAGCTTCGCATACGCCGCGAACACATACCTCAACCTTTTCACCGGCACCAGCAGCAGCAAGAGCTACGCCGACGGGGCAAGAAAGTGCGGTATCGGATGCATCACTTGGCTGCACAAATATTGCTTTGTCACCGTCTGCAGTCTGAGCGGCGTCAAGAGAAACCACTTCACCAGCAGCAATAGCGGCTGCAGCGATGAAGGTCTCAACCTGACGTCTATTCATGGTAGGGGTATCAACAGCAACGGGGTTACCGAGGCCGTCTCTCTGCTCTGTCTCTAAGTATTGAATTAGTGTTGATGTAGCCATTTTTTATCTCCTTATAGATTAGGCGTTGATGAGAACACCCTGTCCACCGAGGTGATCGGCAACAAGCTGAACTTTGACGTAAAGCTGAGCAGCACGAGCAGTAGTACCACTGATGTGCTCAAAGGGTGAAACAGCAAAATCACCTTCGCTGTGGAAGATGAGCTTGATGCCGTCGTAGTTGAGCATGTAAGCATCACAGTTACCAGCGACTGAAGAACCGAAGCCCATTTCAGGATCAGCTTCAGCAACTGCACCGTTGAATGCTAGTGCCATACGACCACCGTCGAGCTTGTCGGTCTGAACGAAACGCTCCTGAGCGAAGAGGAGGTTGCGGTACTGAGCGAAAGCAGCGTTGGACATGATGAGGTGGGAAACATCGCCGCTCGGTGCAACGTTGTTAGCAGCAATGTAAAGATCGTAGAGATCGGTCATTGCAAGGGAACCACCAGCGTCCTGGAACTGGTTTAGCCAACCAGGAACCTGGAAGACTGCCTTGTCGATACCACCGACCGTGTTGCTCTGACCTGACGGAAGAGGAGCAGGTGCGATGTGCTCAAGGAAACCAGTAGGTGAACCGAGAGCGGGGTCACCGTTGAGGGTGTTGACTAAGGGAAGAACGGCAGAATCACCACGAAGAATCTGTCTGTTAAGCTCTCTGCGAAGCATACCCATAACGGACTTCATACGGCTCTCAAGAATCTTGACGATAGCGTATTCACCACTGTTCTCCATCTCCTCTTTCTTGGTGATGACGATCGGTGCGGTGAAGTCAGCCCAGTCGTAGATTGCTGGACGTAGAACATCGTTTACTGCGAGAGAAACGGGCTCGTAGCCAGTGGAAAGCTGGGTGATGGTGCTGTGCTCTTGGATTGAGAGAGGACGCTGGATTTTGATACCACCGGTCTCGGTTTCGACGCCACCGGCTCTGCGGACACCGTCGAGGAATGCGACTTTTCTGTAAAGGTTGTCTACCTCAGAATCTCTGATGCTGTATAGCGTGGAGCTGAGGAGATCATTTGAAATAGGCATGATTTTCTCCTTGTAATTAAAATATTAGCCTTTTGATAGAATAAATAAGTTCAGGTATTCACACGATGTGAATCTGTTGTTAGATGTTCCACCATTTCTTGATCAGGTGATCCGAAGATTCTGGTTCAAAAGGCAGGGAAAACTTGCGCCTTATAATAGTAGTTATCTAGATAATAAAGTTTTTACACGTAAAATGTTAAATTATTTTACCATTTTTTGCAAATTATTTACCACTTCTTGCATGACCAATATCTAGCTGTTAATTTATTTTTACGGGTAGAAGGTTTATCACAGCGATGACGTGCTCTGAAAGATTTACGACGTGCAGGAGAAGACTTCTTTATTTTCATTCCCTTTGCACCATAGCGAATAATCTTTTCTTTTCCGCCTTGACATGCTTTGACCACAAACTTTTTAGTTTTAGATCCGGGCTCGCCCTTGCGAATGCGACGAGGTTTGTTGCATTTCATCTTCTTTTTATCGGCCATGGTTTACCACCTGTTTTTATTTTGGGTTAATCTGGGATTCACAGGGAGCGCCCTGCAGCCACTTATGATGTCCTTCCACCATCTCTCCCAACAGGGCGAAGGACTGCAGGGCACTGTGAATTATCGTATTGATTGTTGCCTATATTTTTAGAATGATAATACATATCATCCCAATTACCTGATTGCTTAATGTCTTCCATACATTTAAACCATTCTTGCTCTGTCATCATTGACTTTGTCTTATTGCAAAACTGACATGCTACTGCAAAATTATCAATGTCAGAATTAGAACCACCTCTTCTTACTGGTATTTTGTGGTCTATCTGAAATCCTCCTTTTTCGAACATGTTTAATTTAATTTTGCAATAATGACATTGACCGTCTGATTTTACCCAAACTAAGTCATAAAGTTCTTGCCATTTCAAACTACTTTCGCGGTAGATACGGCTATTTTGACATCTTCTTCGTTTAAATATTTCTTCATCAGATAACTTAGAATAGTTGTCTCTGCATCTTGTTCCTTTTTTAATAGGGTTTAGATTACCTTTTTTAGAGCATGATCTGCAACGGGTAGATCGAACCCCTATTTCTGCTTTACAATCAACACATGTGTTTAACATAGAATACCTCCTTTAACAATATTAATCCGAAAATACTTTATGTTAAACAGTACGCTTTAACGCGATATCTGTGACTTGTGCCACTTATAAGCTTCAATTGCCGAGCTAAACTTAGGTTGACCCTGAGGACGGGTTCTTGTGCCGCGTGCTGAGAGCATGGCCATTTCCTTTTGACGTGCCTTGCGCTCGGCTAGTTCTGCTCTTTCTTGTTGGAGACGGGTTGCTCCTATTTTAGACTTGACAATGTAGAAAGCATCTTCCATCTTTAATTCAGGTCGCGTCTTTAGTAGATTAACAATTTCGGTTCTGTATTCCGGATCAGTTAATTCAGGATTTTCTGCTTTAAACTGCTCTAGTTGTAATCTACGCTGCTGAATTTGCAATTCTTCCTGCGCCGGCTTCAACATATCTCTCAGCATTATTTGAGCCTGACGTTGGATTTCTGCTTTCATTCCATCCGGATCAAACAAGTCGTATTCAGCTTCTTCGTCAATGTTGGCTGTCAACCTAGCAGTTGAAGAATTGATAATATTCTCATTCTGCTGACGCATTGCTCGCTGAGCTTCTTCGACTTCTTTTCTCATCCGAGATAGTTCTTGTGTCTTACGGGTATAGTCAGCACGAATATTAGCCAAATGCTTTCTGACATCTTCAGGCACATTATGGATCCATTCGTTTAAGGGTTTCATACCTTTGTGCTGAGCATCATCAGTAAAGAGCTCGTCTTGCTCTGAACTGTATGCCATTAAGTCATCGAGGGTAAAGTTATCGATGATGTCGTCTATAGTTTCTTCAGTCTGAGGTGCTGCCTGTGCAGTCTCGTCAACCTCAACGGAAGTATTGGATAGTTCTCCAGTTTCCATTGTTTTCTCCTTTGTTTGTAATGGATGTGGGTCCCCTTAGTCCCGGACCCAATAGGACAGATTATTTCTTTTTTTTGTAAGTGGTCTTCTTTTTAGCGGTCTTCTTTTTAGACTGAGAAGCTTTGACAGCACGAAGACGTCTCTTTGCAGCCTTCTTTGTCTTAGACTTACCCTTGACATTCTTTATTTTGTATCCGCCTTTTGATTTGTAAATAGGCATCACATACGCTCCATTAGGAATTCGTCTTCTTCTTCAGCAGACATTGGTGTGGCACCGGTTTCTTCACGCATTTCTTCAGCCATTTCTTCTTCTTCGACAGGTGCTTCGAGGAAACGCTTGAATTCACGATCTTTGCTGAGCATATCAAGCTTACCTGCAATGGTCATGAGAGCAGTATCGTCACGGACATCATCCAATGAAATACGCATTTCTTCATTTACAACGTCTTCATCAATTGCTTCTTCGACAGCCTGCTGAAACATAGCAAGAATTCTTACGAAGTCGGTCGGTAATTTTTGTGTATCTTCCACCATAGGGTAATCCCCAGTTTGGTCAAATAGAGGAAGCATACGATTAGTAGCACGAACAAGTGGATCGAGACCTCTACTTGTAAAATCACCTTCTGGAGCCATTGCTTCAAACATTTCTGCATCAGCTTCTTCTGCCATTTCTAGTTCTTCACCCATCGGATCTCCTTCAGGACGGGAACCGACACCAATTACGAGCATTTCTTTTGCCATTTTATTCTCCTTTATTAAATGGTTATTTTTTGATCATATAGTTTGTCAAGTGTGCCATCCAAACAATCTCTTGCTGGGAAAGCTTCGGTCATGGCTTTGTTGGCATCGCCAGTTTCAGCCAAAGTTTTATTATAGACATCTGCACGTCTATCCTGTTCAGCAGCTCTTTCACGAACTTCTGCTTGCTTTGTCTCAAACCAGTCTTTTCCGAGATCAGATTCTGCGACAAATCCTTGAGCGTTTAGGATCTTTTCTTCTTCACGCTTATTAGCAACTTTACGCCCTAAAGCTCTAGAATAATAAGTATGATCCATCCCATCAGTCCAACCACCATTCCAAGCAGTCGGTGTCTTAGCAGGCATAGCAACAAGTTTAGTCATAGCATTGTTGCAATGAGGACAAATCACTTCGCAGGTCTTTGTTCTCTCATAAGACATTAGGACTTCTTCTTTGTATCCGTCAAACGGGCATCGGTAATCGTATAGTGGCATTATGCACCTCCTGGTCTAAGTGCCTGAGCAAGAAGTTCGGCATCGGTTACTTGTGTTTCAGCACCGCCTTCTATGTTTTCGACATC